CCGGGTTTTTTGCTTTTGACCCGCACGAATCCGAACTGCAGAAGTTTCCCGCCGAACCTGCAGAAAGGGTTGCTGAATCCGCCTTGAAAAACTGCAAGCACTGGTTAGCGCGGCTCCGAAGCCGCCCGAACCAGGGCCCTTTTCACCTTCAAGGAGATTCAATTGCAACCCACCGAACCCGTGCGTCATCTCAACCAACGGCAGCTTGCCGATCGTTGGGATCTCAGCGAAGCCACCCTTGAGCGCTGGCGCTCTGAGGGCATCGGTCCCGTATTCCTCAAACTCCAGGGCCAGGTCCGATACCGGATCGAGGACATCGAAGCTTTCGAAGTCGACAGCCTGCGCAAGAGCACCTCGGAGCGTGAAGTGATCGGAGGCGCCGTATGAGCGCCGATGTGACGTTCACGCCCGAACAGGTTCTGGCCACCCCGGTCGGAGCCCTGGCGCAGCAGCCAGCAGAACGGCTGTTTCGCATCAAGAGCGCCGCTACCGACCTGCTGGCCGCCGGCAAGGCCCTGAGCGATCACATCGACCAGGCCATCGACTTCAAATGGAGCGAGCGCGCTCGCAACTTGCGCCATGACGCTGGCAAGGACACCGGGGTCGTTCACTTCGATGAGGATGAAGTACGCATCACCGCAGACCTGCCCAAAAAAGTCGACTGGGACCAGACCCGCCTGGCCGACATGACACGCCGCATTGCCGAGAGCGGTGATGACCCAAGGCAGTACGTCGAGATCACCTACCGCGTGAGCGAAACGAAGTTCAACGCCTGGCCCGAAACCCTCAAATCCGCCTTCGAGGCTGCACGCACGGTCAAGACCGGTAAGCCCTCGTATCGCCTCGCGCTCATGAAAGAGGGGGTGTCGAAATGAGCCTTCCAATCATCACCGCAGACCAACGCATGGCCGAGTGCCGCGGCGTAAAGGGCGTCCTGGTTGGCAAGTCCGGCATCGGCAAGACATCCCAGCTCTGGACGCTGCCCCCCACATCGACGCTCTTTTTTGATCTCGAAGCCGGTGACCTGGCCGTCGAGGGCTACGCGGGGGACACCATCCGGCCCCGCACCTGGCAGGAGTGCCGTGACTTCGCTGTGTTCATCGGTGGGCCGAACCCGGCCCTGCGTGAGGACCAGCCCTACAGCGAGGCGCATTTTCATGCAGCGTGCCAGCGCTTTGGAGATCCGGCTGTGCTGAACAAGTATGAGACGGTCTTCGTGGATTCGATCACCGTGGCTGGCCGTTTGTGCCTGCAATGGTGCAAGGGCCAGCCGCAGGCCTATTCCGAGAAAACGGGAAAGCCCGACAGCCGTGGCGCCTACGGCCTGATGGGCCAGGAAATGATCGGCTGGCTTACTCACCTGCAGCATACCCGGCGCAAGAACGTCTGGTTCGTCGGCATCCTTAATGAGGCCCTGGACGACTTCAACCGACGGGTGTTCTCGCTGCAGATCGACGGCTCCAAGACCGGTCTCGAGTTGCCTGGGATCGTCGATGAGGTGATCACGCTGGCAGAGGTCAAAGCTGACGATGGCAGCCTCTATCGGGCCTTCGTGTGTCAGACGCTCAACCAATGGGGCTACCCGGCCAAAGACCGCAGCGGTCGCCTAGACGCCATTGAGGAGCCAGACCTTGGGCGCCTCATGCGAAAGATCGCCGGCCCCGCCAAGCCCGCCATCGAGCGACTCGATTTCGCTCGCCCGAACGCCGCTTCCACCCCCGAATCCACTTCGACCCAGGAGTCCTGATCATGACTTACTTCGACTTCAATTCCGCTTCCGAGCAATCCAATTACGACCTCATCCCCAAGGGCACGTTGGTGCGCGTGCGCATGACCATTAAACCCGGTGGCTACGACGACCCTTCTCAGGGCTGGACGGGCGGATATGCAACCCGCAGCGCGACGACTGGCTCGGTGTATCTGAACTGCGAATTCGTCGTGCTAGACGGCCAATTCGCTCGTCGCAAGATGTGGTCGCTTATTGGGCTCTACAGCTCGAAAGGCGCTGAGTGGACCAACATGGGGCGCACGCTGATCAAGGCAATCCTGAACTCTGCTCGCGGCATCGACCCGAGCGACAACTGCCCGGCTGCGCAGAACGCACGCCGAATCGGCAGTTTCGCTGATCTCGAAGGGATCGAGTTCCTCGGCAAGGTCGATTGGGACAGGGACCAAAACGGTCAGGACAAGTGCGTCATCAAGTCCGCCGTGACGCCCGATCACAAGGACTATGCCACGCATATGACTGGTGTGGCTCAGTCGGCACCCAGCGCACCGTCGGCAAATGCCTACGCCCAAGCCACCGGTCGTGCACCGGTACCGGGCCGCCCGAGTTGGGCTCAATAAGGAGCCCTCATCATGATTCTTCGCCCCCGCCAAGCCTTGCTCGTTCAGAGGACCCTTGCGGCTCTGAGCCGGCATGGCAACACCCTTGCCGTTGCGCCCACCGGATCGGGCAAGACCATCATGCTGTCAGCCGTGGCTGGTAGCCTACTGAAGGAACCCGAGGCAAAAGCCTGCATCCTTGCCCACCGAACTGAACTGACCGCTCAGAACCGATCCAAGTTCGAGCGTATCAACCCGGGTCTCAAGACCTCGGTTTTTGATGCCACGGAAAAGTCCTGGGACGGCAACGCAACGTTTGCGATGGTGCAGACGCTCTCACGGCGCTTCCATCTCGAGCAGATGCCGACCCTGGATCTGCTGGTGATCGATGAGGCGCACCACTCGGTGTCACCCAGCTACCGCGTGGTCATTGATCAGGTCCTGCTGAAAAACCCAAAGGCGGCGATTTGCGGGCTAACAGCCACGCCCAATCGCGGCGATGGCAAAGGGCTGCGAGAGGTGTTCAGCAATCTCGCCGATCAGATCACGTTGGGCGAGATGATCGCAAGCGGCCATCTTGTGCCGCCCCGAACCTATGTCATTGACGTGGGGGCACAGGATGCCCTGAGTCGGGTGCGCCGCTCGGCGATCGATTTCGAAATGAGCGAGGTGGCGTCCATCCTCAACAAGACAGTGATCACGCAGTCAGTGATCCAGAACTGGAAAGCCAAAGCGCACGATCGCAAGACCATCGTGTTCTGCTCGACGGTTGCGCACGCCTCGGATGTCTGCGACGCCTTCAATCAGGCAGGCGTCGATGCCGTCCTGGTGCATGGTGAGTTGTCCGATACCGAGCGCAAAGCCTGTCTGGCGGCGTTTGAGAGCGGAGACGCTCAGGTCGTGGTGAATGTCGCGGTACTCACCGAGGGCTATGACTACACGCCGACCTCCTGCGTTGTTCTGCTGCGCCCGAGTTCACACAAATCCACCTTCATTCAGATGGTTGGCCGTGGTCTGCGAACGGTCGATCTGAAGGAGTTTCCGGGGGTGGTCAAGACCGACTGCATCGTGCTGGACTTTGGTACCGCAAGCCTCATGCATGGTGCGCTGGAACAAGAGGTCAATCTCGATGGGCACCCACAAGGCGCTCAAACTCCTACAAAGGACTGCCCGCAGTGCGCCGCCATCGTGCCGTTGGCGGTAATGGACTGTCCGTTTTGTGATCACGTCTGGGAGACCCCAGAGCATCCCGAAGATGACGTTCTGGACAAGTTCGTCATGAGCGAGATTGACTTGCTCCAGCGTTCGAATTTTCGGTGGTGTGATCTCTTTGCCGGCGACGATGCCTTGATGGCAACGGGGTTCAATGCGTGGGGTGGCATCTTCTTTCTCAATGGTCGCTGGCATGCAGTCGGCGGAGGCAAGGGGCTCAGCACGTGCCTCTTAGCAGTTGGCGAGCGCACCGTCTGCATGGCACGTGCGAATGATTGGCTCAATGACCATGAATCCGAAGACTCTGCGCACAAATCTCGTCGCTGGCTCAACGAGTCGCCTACGACCAAGCAGCTTCAATACCTGCCGGCACATTTACGCGCAGATTACGGTCTGACGCGATACCAGGCCTCGGTGCTACTCGCCTTCCAGTTCAACCGCACTGCCATTGCGCGGCTGATTCACGCTGCGAGCGATTCCCAGGACGCCGATCTCTATGACGCGTTGGAGGTTGCGTGAAATGCGCTGTCTGTCATCGCAAAGCCAGGGGCTACGGCTGGTTCAACCCATGCGTGCCCCCTTCCGATCCCGCGCGATACAACGACCAGTGGGTGTTTTGTTCGCGCCGTTGTCAGGACGCCTTTTGCAAGCTCATGACAAGAACGGGGGGAGAGATGATCGACCCCAGTGAGATGGAACTCTCGGCCATGCAGTCATGCCTCGCGCCGCTAGGTGAATACGTAGGCTCAATCGGTATGCATCGGACGTTGGGTGACTACAGTCGAGACGAGGTGCTAGCGCTCATCGACGTGGTTGTAAGCGCTTATCAGCAACGCATGGTCGAAGAACACGAGCTCATGGCCACCAAGGAGCGTGAGCTCCTCGGGCGGCGTATGGCAACACAAGCGGCAGCGCGAAGCGAAGGACGTGTGTGATGCTGGACTTTAATCACCGCCCAAAATTTCATGAGCAGGTTGGCGCGCTTGTCGATGAGGCGCTGGCACAAGAACGCGATGCGCAAACGCCGCGAGACTACCTGGGCGCATCCCGACTTGGCGTGGCTTGCGAGCGTGCGCTTCAGTTCGAATACACCCGCACACCAGTGGACCCGGGTCGCGAATTCTCGGGGCGGCTACTTCGCGTCTTTGAGGTGGGCCACCAACTGGAGGATCTCGCTATCCGCTGGCTGCGCCTGATTGGCTTCGACCTCTACACGCGCAAAACATCAGGCGGGCAATTCGGGTTCTCTGTCGCGCGCGGACGCATCAAGGGGCATGTCGACGGCATCTTAAACAACGGCCCAGAAGTGCTGGGGATGCGCTATCCGGCGCTCTGGGAATGCAAAACCATGAACGACAGGTCCTGGCGCGACACGGTCAAGAACGGGGTGACCAAGTCAAAGCCGGTCTATGCCGCGCAAATGTCGACCTACCAGGCGTACCTGGAAGCCAGCATCCCAGGGATTGCGCAAAACCCAGCGCTATTTACCGCCATCAACAAGGACAGCCAGGAGATCTGGTTCGAATTGGTGCCCTTCGATGGCGCTCTGGCCCAACGCATGTCCGATCGCGCGGTGCGCGTGATCATGGCCAGCGATGCAGGCGAAGTCCTACCGCGCTTCTCGATCACGCCAACCCACCAGGAGTGCCGCTTCTGTTCATGGCAGGAACGCTGCTGGAGTGAGTCCTGATGAATGCACCTGCCTACTTCGACTTCAACACGGCAGACGATCGAGAAGTCACCACGATCGATGATGTTGAAGCACTGCGCCATGCGCTGACCGATCGGCTTGAGTCACTCCTTTTGTTTCTGTTCCCCCTCGGTCGTATCCGCGGTGGGAAGTTCTACGTGGGCGACATCGATGGGTCACCTGGCAAGAGCCTGGTGGTTGAGATGGAAGGTGCGCGGCGCGGCCTTTGGTTCGACTTCGCCACCGACATGGGCGGTGATGTGTTCGATGCGTGGGGACTGTCACGAAACCTATCGGTCAAGACTGATTTCCCGCGCATTCTCGAGGAGGTTCGCCAATGGTGTGGCGTGGCACCACCCGTGGCCAAGGGCACCAAGCGAGGGGTCCGGGAACAGCCGGTAGACGAACTTGGACCCTACACCGGCACTTGGGACTACCAGAGCGCCGATGGCACCCTGATCGCCCGGGTCTACCGATACGACCCGGAGCACGGGCGCAAGGAGTTCAGGCCCTGGGATGTACGCGCCCGTATGTGGCGAGCACCAGATCCGCGTCCGCTCTACAACCAGCCGGCCATTGCGTCTGCCAGGCAGGTGGTTCTGGTGGAAGGAGAAAAGTGCGCCCAGGCCCTGATCCAGCAAGGCATCGTAGCCACCACAGCCATGAATGGCGCGCGCGCACCGATCGATAAAACCGACTGGTCGCCACTGCATCGAAAGGACGTCGTGATCTGGCCTGATCGCGATCCGCCGGGCTGGGACTATGCCGAGGCAGCCGCTAGAGCCTGTGTGGCCGTGGGCAGTCGTTCGGTAGTGATCGTCATCCCGCCCGATGACAAGCCGCAGAAGTGGGACGCAGCCGATGCCATCGACGAGGGGTTCGATTGCAAGGCGCTCATCGAGAGTGGCGAGCGCATCACGGTGAAGGCCAGCGCGGCGGTTCTGCCGGCTTTCACGATGGGCGAGATGATCGACGATGACACGCCGCTGCCGATCGACCTGGTGTCAGGCCGGATCATCACGACCGGTGGCATCGCAATCTTTGGCGGTGCGCCCAAGGTGGGCAAGAGCGACTTCCTGCTGTCCTGGTTGGCGCACATGGCAGCCGGACTGCCGTTCCTGGATATGTTGCCAGCAATCCCTTTGAAGGTCTTTTACCTCCAGGCTGAGGTGCAGTACCCGTACCTCAAAGAGCGGATGAAAGCCATCCGTCTGCCCAAGGAGGCGCTCAGGCTCGCTCGGCGCAATCTGGTGGTGACGCCTCAGCTGCACCTCATCCTCGACGAGGAAGGGCTGGAGAAATTGATCCAGACCATCGGCGCGAAGTTCGGTGGCGAGCCGCCAGACATCATTGCCATCGATCCGATCCGCAACGTGTTCGACGGTGGGGGCTCCGGCGGTGAGAACGACAACGATGCGATGATGTTTTTTCTCACGCGTCGAGTGGTCAGGCTGCAGCAGCGGGTCAATCCGGATTCGGGCGTGCTGCTGGTCCATCACACCAAGAAGATGACCAAGCGCCAGTTTGAGGAGGATCCGTTCCAGGCCTTCGCGGGTGCCAGCAGTCTGCGCAGTTTCTATACCTCCGCCATGCTGCTGCACCGGCCTGACGAGTTGTCCACGATGCGGCAGTTGTACTTCGAGCTGCGCAACGGTGCAGGCCTTGCCCCCCGATTCGTCGACAAGGTTGATGGCCAGTGGATGGTCGTCAATAACAGCGAACGCTTGGTCAACAAGAATTACGGGAAGCGGCTCGATGCCGAGCGCAATCGCAAGACCGACGTGATCCTGCAGATCCTCTTTGATGAGGGCTTGAAGGGCGATTTCTACACCGCCAACCAGTTCGCCGAAGCCTTCGAGGGCAAGGGGGGTCTGGGCGGCGAGCGCTCGATCCGCGAGCGCCTGTCGGCGCTGGCGACGCGGGGCTACATCAAGTATTTCCGCAACGCTGCGGACTATGGGCTGCCGACATTCGGCCGCTCCAAATTTGGCTACATGTGCGTCGAAGGCATGGTCCACAACCAGCCCAAGGGAGATCCCGATCCGGACACTGGTGAGGTGCCCATCGTGTCCCTGCACGTGCTACCCACCCACTACAAGTGCCCGCTTTCCGGGGCGGCAATGCCCGTCGAGAACCCGCAGGTGTGGGTCTATCCCGAAAGCAGCAATGACCCACAGGAGTCCGAATGAACATGATTTGCCAAGATAGAGACATCACGGCCGGCGTCTTTGAACGCGCCAGCACTGACCCGCACGGGCACCCTTTGGCCCTCACGCGACGGGTATTGGACAAAGCCCGCGATCGTACGCAGCTGTGCGATCTCGCACACATTGGCGCGCAGGAGCAAGTTGGCAAAAACACCCCGGGAAATTGGCAAACTTTTGCCAACTGGATTCAGTTGGCAGACCGTTTCCAACTTGATTTCGTTGTAAATCAACAGATTACGTCGAAGTTGGCAAGATGGCAGGAAGGCAAATCTGCCAACTTGCCCACTGAGCTAACTCGTTGTTTTTGTTCACTTTCAATCCCTGGTCCAGTTGTCGGAGACTCCCCCTCCTACTACGTAGGAGAGGGGGCTAACGCCCTCTCTCCGTTACGTAGGGAGGTTCCCTGTCCGGTCAGTCCAGGGTCGATGGCGCGAACGGTGGTGCTGGCCATCGATCTGGGTACCGCCACCGGGTGGGCCATGCGAACGCTCGAGGGCCAGATCACCCACGGTGTCGCAGGGTTTCGGCCTAGCCGCTACGAGGGGGGTGGCATGCGTTACCTGCGCTTTAAGCGATGGCTCTCCGAGCTGCGAACCCTCGCCACCGAGATCCACAGCGTGTACTTCGAAGAAGTGCGCCGTCATGTCGGCGTGGATGCGGCGCATGTCTATGGCGGACTGCTGGCTACGCTCACTACCTGGTGCGAGCACCACAACATCCCGTATCAGGGCGTACCCGTGGGCACGATTAAACGGCATGCCACCGGAAAGGGTAACGCCAGCAAGACCGCGGTGTCGGATGCCATGCGTGCCCTTGGGCACGCCGTGAAAGATGACAACGAAGCGGACGCCCTTGCCCTACTGCTATGGGCCTTGGACACACAGGAGGGATGAGATGGTTGTAACCACATCGCAATGGGCAACTGAGGACGTGGTCAACTGGTTGATTGAAGCCGCACGTACAGCGCACCGCCTACCGCCTGTTCGTGTGCAAGGCCACTTCAACGTCTGGCCAACCATCGTGCGCACGCACTACGAGCGCATGGTGAGCGAAGATGTGCCGGTCTATCGGTGCCCGCCCTCACCCGCTGAGATTGAACGCATGCTCGACGTCATGCGGTGGATGCAGTGTCTGGAGCTCGAGCAGCGCCAGTTGGTATGGATGCGGGCAGAGCGCTGGCGCTGGTACGACATTGGCAAGCGCCTTGGCGTGGCACCGCGTACCGCCCAACGCCGGTGGGACGTCGCGATTGAGACGATGACGGAGCACCTGTTGCGCGGGGGTTAATAGACGTTTCCGACAACGTCTTGTCCCTGCGAACAGGTGCTGAAAGGTTAGGAAATTGAGCTGGTTTGGGGGTGTCGCGTTTTACCCAGAATCGCGCTAGATTCTGGTTATGGTCGCGAGAGATGCGTCTCCGATCAAACGATTCCACGAACCCGCCCGGTGGCCCATCTGGAGACGCCCGGCGGGTTTTTCTTTTCTGGCCCCCATGAATCCCATTCACATCGAGTACCGTCGGATCGACGCGCTGATCCCCTATGCTCGCAATGCCAAGCAGCATTCAGAGGCACAAGTGGCCCAGATCGCGGCCAGCATCCGAGAGTTTGGATGGGGAGCACCGATCCTGATTGATGGCCGGAACAACATGATCGCCGGTCACGGGCGCTTGCTGGCCGCACGCAAACTCGGCATGGCCGAGGTTCCGGTGGTGCCCATGGACCATCTGACCGACACGCAGCGGCGCGCTTTGATTCTGGCCGACAATAAAATCGGCGAGAACGCGTTGTGGGAAGACGAGTTGCTGAGCCTCGAGTTGGCCGAGCTGCAAGAGGCTGGCTTCGACCTAGGCCTCACCGGCTTCTCACAAGAGGAGTGGGAAGCACTGATCGCTGGTGAGGAAGCCACGAAGGATGGCCTCACCGATGAAGATGCCGTGCCTGAAGTCACCGAGAACCCGATCTCCATGGCCGGAGACTTATGGCTGCTTGGCGAGCATAAGGTGCTCTGTGGGGATGCCACCAAGGTCGATGACTTCACCGGCCTGCTGGGTGAGGAATTGGTGGACATGACCTTCACCGATCCGCCATACAACGTGAACTACGCGAACACGGCCAAGGACAAGATGCGCGGCAAGAACCGCCCGATCATGAATGACAACCTGGGCGATGGCTTCGGAAGCTTTTTGCTCGACGCTTGCAGAAACATCCTCACCCACACCAAAGGTGCGGTCTACATCGCCATGAGTTCATCCGAGCTCGATACCCTGCAATCGGCGTTCAGGGCTGCAGGGGGCAAGTGGTCCACCTTCATCATATGGGCCAAGAACACCTTCACGCTCGGGCGCGCCGACTACCAACGCCAGTACGAGCCCATCCTTTACGGTTGGCGCGATGGCGCAGATCACTTCTGGTGCGGTGCTCGTGACCAGGGCGACGTCTGGAACGTCAAGAAGCCGGCCAAGAACGACCTGCACCCGACCATGAAACCGGTTGAACTTGTCGAACGTGCTGTACGCAACAGCAGCAAGACTCGAGACCTGGTGCTCGATCCATTCGGGGGCTCAGGCTCAACTTTGATTGCTTGTGAAAAGTCAGGACGTCGGGCTCGGCTGATCGAACTTGATCCGAAGTATGTCGATGTGATCGTGCGGCGCTGGCAGGAGTGGACGGGAAACGATGCAACGCGTACCGATGGCACGCGCTTCGAGGATGTGGCGGCGCAGGCTCAGCCGACAACGCGATAAATACGA